CACTTGCGCACTTTTTCTAAGTTCAGAGTTTTTCTGGTGTAGCCTAGAAACCAAGAAAACAAAGGGAGAAACCTACTTTGCCCAACCCAGCCAAGCCACTTGAGCAGAAGCGACTGCTCGGAAACCCAGGACACCAGACTTTGCCCAAGGAAGGCGAGCTTGCTGCCATCCCGCCAGCCAAGCGCCAACCCGTAAGACCACTCGGTCTGCACGGCGGTCAGCTCTGGGATGATGTCTTCAAGTACGGTGTGCCTTGGATTGGTGCGGTAGATGTTCACCTGCTTCAGATGACCTGCGAACAACTAGATCGCCGAGATGTCATTGAGAGTCGGTTGGTCGAGGAATACGACTGGCACTTGCTAAAACAGCTAAATGACATAGAAGCCTTGATTGCTGGCAACTTAGGAAAACTCGGTTTCTCACCCGAAGCTCGTACCAGACTCGGTTTGGCAGAAGTCAAGCGAGAAAGCAAGCTAGAAGAACTATTTGCTAGAAGGGCAAAGCGTGAGCTTGAAAAAGGTAAGTAGCTGGCCCCCTGCCTGGCTGACCCCTGTAGCGGAGAACTTTATTCGGTCAGGCGAAGGCGAAGATGTAATTGACTTCGCTGAGGCTTTTGGCATCATCACTAAAGATTCCATCGCTGGCAAGGCTGGTACGCCGATGGACCTACGCGACTGGCAGGCTGAGCTACTCCGTCACTTGTTCGCCCATGATGACAAAGGCTTGAAGAACAGAGTCAGTCTTGTGGGGATGCCGAGAAAGAACGGCAAGTCGAGCCTGATGTCGGTTGTTGCTGCCTACGGTCTTGTCGGTTCAGGCATCCGAGGCGCTGAGGTGTACTCGTGTGCTGCTGACAAGGATCAGGCTCGGTTGGTGTTTGCGGATACCAAGAAGCTGATTGAGGCGAGCGAGCTGTCGGAGATGTGCAAGCTTTACCGAGATGCCATAGAAGTTCCAGAGACAGGCTCGGTCTATCGTGTGCTTTCTGCCGAGGCTTACTCAAAAGAAGGTCTTTCACCAACAATGGTTATCTTTGACGAGTTGCACGCCCAGCCCAATAGAGAGCTGTTTGATGTTATGGCTCTTGCTCAGGGTGCGCGTGGAAACTTAGCAACGCTAATCGCCATCACAACTGCTGGTGTCAAGTCGGACAACTCAGGGCAAGACTCAATCGCCTACTCGTTGTATCAGTATGGGCAGAAGGTAGCAAGAGGCGAAGTAGATGACCCAACCTTCTTCATGGCTTGGTGGGAAGCTCCACAAGAGTACGACCACACAGACCCGAAGACTTGGGAACTTGCTAATCCTGGCTTTGATGACATCTGCGCTAAAAGCGACTTTGAGTCAGCGGTTCTTAGAACACCTGAGTCTGAGTTCAGGCGTAAGCGCATAAACAACTGGGTTTCCAGCAAAGACGCTTGGTTGCCTGTCGGTTCGTGGGACCAGTTGGCTGTTCCTAGTGATTACAACGAAGATGACGAGTTCATCATTGGCTTTGACGGTTCCTGGTCTAATGACTCAACTGCTGTGGTCGGAGTTCGGTTGCCAAGACACGAAGACGATAAGCCACACCTGTTTATGATTCAGACTTGGGAGAAGCAACCCGAAGATGACGCAAGCTGGCGAGTGCCAACGCTTGAGGTTGAGGATGTCATCATTCAGTTCTGTACTAAGTACAGGAATGTCCGAGAAGTAGTGTTTGACCCGCCAAGGTGGACAAAGACGATGGTCATGCTTGAGGAGATGGGTTTTCCAGTTGTAGGCTTCCCAACCTTCTCGGCTGCTCGTATTGTTCCTGCCTGTCAAATCTTTTATGACGCTGTGACCGAGCAAACCATCACACATGACGGTAATCCTGTGCTTACAAGGCATTTGGATAACGCAATCGTAAAATCTGACAGATACGGCAGAAGAATCACAAAAGAGTCGGCGGGTAGCCCAAGAAAGATTGACGCAGCGATTGCTGCCGTTATCGCCCTAGACAGGTGCATAAACAGCACTAAACTAGAAGATGAACTATCTCCGCAATTCTTCATTTAGGTTGGTAATGACAGCGACAATTCTCCAAGCACTAGGGATCTTGACGATTAGCGCAGGTGCGGGTTTACTTTTTCCACCAGCAGGTGTGATTCTTTTAGGTGTCGGCTTACTTGCTTTTGGCATAGCCGCTGAGCGAGGTAAGTAATGCTAGGCAATCTCTTTGAGAACAGGTCAGTAAGTTTTCAGTCAATCTGGGGTTCAGGTGAAGTCTGGCAGCTAGACACATCTGCTGGTCAGATGATGAACACCCAGAAGTCGCTAGAAATCTCAGCCTTCTTCTCAGCAGTCAGTCTTATCTCTGACACCATCTCAACTTTGCCAATCGAAGCTCATGTTCACTCAGGACTAAACAGAATCCCACTTGAGCCACAGCCAGCTTGGGTAAATCAGCCAGATGTAGACATGACTCGTCAGGGACACTACCAACAGGTTCTTATCTCTCTCTTGATGCACGGCAACTCTTACACACGCATCTTCCGTGACAACAGAGGTGAAGTTGTAAACCTAATGGCGCTTGACCCAGAAAGAATGAAGGTCACTCGGTCAGCAGTTGGTCGCAAGCTTTATGAATACGAAGATGACAAAAAGCTACTAACTGCTAATGACATCATTCACATCACTGACTTAGTTCTACCAGGCAAGCTTGTCGGAACTAGCCGAGTAGAGAAGCTTCGTGAAGCACTCGGACTAAACCTTGCTCTACAGCAGTACGCTGCAAGATTCTTCGGTGCTGGTGCATCAGCTCAGGGAGTTATTGAGTTTCCTGGCAACCTAACACCAGAACAAGCAAAGAACTTGGCTGATGGCTTTGACTCACGACACAAGAACAACTCACGCAGAGCGCACCGCACTGGTGTTCTTTCAGGTGGAGCTAAGTTTGTTTCAACTCAGGTAGATCCTGAAAAGTCTCAGGCACTTGACTCACGCAAGTTCGGTGTCGAAGAAATCGCTCGCATCTTCAACATCCCGCTACACATGCTCGGTGTTCCAGACACAGCAAGCTACGCTTCCGTTGAGCAGAACGCAATTCAGTTCGTGACTCACACCCTTCGCCCATACGCTGAGAAGATTGAGTGGGCTTACTCACGACTGCTTCCACCAAACGCTTACATCAAGTTCAACTTCGGTGCTTTGCTTCGTGGAGACCTAGAGTCACGCTTCAACGCTTATTCGGTTGCTACTCAGGCTGGCTTTTTGTCCATAAATGACATCCACGCCCTAGAGGACATGCAGCCTGTTGAGGATGGAGACATCTACAGAGTTCCACTAGCGAACATAAATCTTCCTGACGCAAAGCTTGTTGGCGAGCAGATGATGTACGACATCGTTTCTAAGCTTGTACAAGCTGGATACCAGCCAGATGACATCTTGTCTACATTCGGTTTGCCAGCCATCCCTCACTCTGGAGTGCCTAGCGTTCAGTTGCAGCCTGTTGCTCAGATTGACCCTAACGCTCCGACTACTGTTTACGAGGAGTAGTCATGGCAATCACAACCAATCAGCTAACTGTTGGGACTGTTGCCACCATCGTAGATGGCACTTACAACTCAAACTTCAGGCTAATCATTCACAACATTGACAACACCGATGCTATTTATCTTGGTGGTCCAGAAGTAACAACCACGACTGGATTAGCTTTGCAGAAAGAAGAAACCATCCAGCTACAAATGAATCCGCTTGAAAGTATCTATGCGGTCTCAGCAAAAGCTGGACACACTATTAGCTATCTAAAGCAGGTTCAGTAATGCCGTATTACATCACAGACAAGTCAAGTGATTGCTCAGGCTGGGCGGTTGTAAAAGAAGACGGCGAAGTCCTTGGCTGTCACGAAACCAAACAGTCTGCGATTGACCAAGCTGTAGCAGTAAGTCTTGCTGAGGATACAGAGTTTGGTGGAGAAAGAGCTGCGGTTGGGCTTCTTGCTTCTGGTGACTGGGTGTCATGGGAGCCAAACGATTCTAAGATTCTTGCTCAGGTAGTTGTCGTTGAAGATCAGTACGCTGTTGTTCGTGTCTTTGAGTACGAGTACGGGGTATTCAGTCCAACTGACAAACTAATGGTCATAAATGTTTTCAGCATTGAGAAGATTCAGAGACCAGAGCGAGTTGCTGTCGAAGAAGAAGAACTAGATTCGGTTGCAGAGATGGGCGATGAGGCTATGCCTGACGAGGAGTTTATGACTCGTGCCAGACCAGATGAGCTAGAAGTCGGTGACTTTGTTTCTTGGCGTTCATCAGGCGGTAGAGCCAGAGGCAGGATTACAAGAATACGCAGAGACGGAGAGCTGACTGCTCCTGAGAGTGACTTTACTGTTACAGGCACTCCAGATGACCCTGCTGCGCTAATCCGCATTTACGAACAGACTGACGAAGGCTGGAGAGAAACACCAGTAATCGTTGTACACAGGTTTACTACTCTTACAAAGATTGACGAGCTTCGGTCAGAAAAAAGAGACCTGCCTGACAACTATCGCCCTGCTCTAGCCGAGGATGTCCCAGAAGGCCGTGCTTGCGGAAACTGCTTCTTCTTCAATGAAGAAAGACAAAACGAAGACGGCACTAAAGCATGGTGCGAGAAGTGGGATGACTTTGTAGATGGCGGCTACTATTGCAACGCTTGGCAGGCAGATGAAGAATCTCGCGCGATAAATCAAAAAGCTCCCGCATACATGAGGGCTGCTGCTCGCCGTGGGTTAGAACTAAACGAACAAGGATTCGGTGGAGCTGGACTCACACAGAAGACAATCCGCGAAGCACGCCTAATGGCACAAGGTCAGGTATCCGATGACAAGTGGGTACGGATTGGCGCATGGATAGCACGACACATGCCAGACCTTGACGCACCGAAGAACTCCAACAGGAATGACCCTGAGTATCCTGGACCTGGATTAGTGGCTCACTTGCTTTGGGGATCAGGGCCAACCAAGAGAGCTGCTGAGCGTGCGATGAGCTACGCTAACGGCGTTGTTGCTAGGATTGAAGCAGAGGAAAGAACTATGACTGACACTACTGAGAAGCTAAACCGCTGGGCAGATGTAGCTCGCTCAATCCAGAAAAAGATTGACGGGGAACCAAACACTAAAGAACCAGAAATCCGCACTAACAGTACAAAGTTTGAGGTTCGGTCAGAGGATGACGGCATGACCTTCACAGGCTACGCATCTGTATTCAACAGCTCCTCTGAAGATCTAGGTGGCTTCCGTGAGTTTGTAGCTCCTGGTGCTTTCAAGCGCTCGCTACAGTCAAGAAATGAAATCAAACTTCTTTGGAACCACGACACTAACGAGCCACTTGCTTCAGTACGCGGTGGCAGTCTTGAACTTGTCGAGGACCGCTACGGACTCAAAGTAAAAGCTCGACTACCAAAAACCACGCGCGGGAAAGATGTTGCCGAGCTTTTGCGTTCAAAAGTAATTGACAGTATGTCTTTTGGTTTCAATGTCATCAAAGACTCTTGGTCCGAAAATGGTTCGGTCAGAACTCTTGAGTCTGTCAGATTGCACGAAGTAAGCATTGTGACCTTCCCAGCATATTCATCCACCACTGCTACTGTTAGGTCTATGCAACCTACTATTGACCCAGACGAACTTGCTAACGCACTTCTAAAGCTAGAGTCAGGTGAAGACTTGGATGAAAAGTCAGCTACCCTGATTACAGATGTCGTTGGCAAGCTAAGACAGCAGCCTGAAGCTGAGGTCGGAGCTGACGATAATGGTCTTGCCTTGCTAGACCTAAAAAAGAAACAACTTGACCTGTTATTGAAAAGGATCTAAATGGCTACCAAACAAGAAATCAAAGACGCTATCCTAAAGGCGGCTGGCAACCCATCAGTAGGCGTTATTGCTGAGATGGCAGACCAGTTTGCTGAGGCCGTACTTGGCCTAGAAGAAAAGTCTTCGACACCTGCTAAAGAAGTCAGGGTTGTCGAACCTAAAGAAATCAGGTAAACTGGTTTCCTGCCCTCACCGAGTATTCCCTTCCTCGGTGGGGGCCTTTTCTTTTACCGTGTTTTTTTCAACTAATAGACTTGTAGTTATCAGTTGAGTGTTAGCACCGCTGTATCTGTTGAGTGTTAGCACCGCAGGAATCCCCTACCAATAACTATTCAAGGAGACTAAATGTCTGAATTTGTAAAGTCTCAGGTAGAAGTTCGCAACAACTTGATTGCTCAGGCACGCGAGGTCCTAGACCTAGCTACTGCCGAGAGCCGCGGACTATCTTCTGAGGAAAGCGAAAAGATTGCTCGCATTGAGGCTGACATTGACCAGCGCGATGCAGCGATTGACACCGCACGCAAGCTAACCGAGCGCGAGAACCGTGCTTACGAAGCTGCTGCAACACTAAACACAACCGTTGAGGAAAGCCGTCAGTCAGAGTCTGACATCCTTCGCTCAATCGCTATGGGAGAAATCCGTGGCGGACACGAGTTCAAGTCTGAGAAGCGTACCCTAACTTCTTCTGACAACACTGTTCCAAAGAGCTTCTACGACCAGGTATTCCAGATCGCTAGACTTGCTGGTCCAATGCTTGAGCTTGGTGAAGTTATCAACACTTCAACTGGTGAGAACCTAACCATCCCGACCCTAACTGCTCGCTCAACCGCGACCATCAAGGGACAGGGTGTTCAGATTTCTGACTCAGACCCAACATTCAGCTCAATCACTTTGGGAGCTTTCAAGTACAGCTTCCTAGTGCCTGTTGCTAACGAGCTATTGAACGATGCAGGTTTCGACCTATCATCACTCATCGCTGAGCAGGCTGGTAACTCAATCGGTTTCGCAGTAAACACTGGTCTAACCACTGGAACTGGAACCGTTGAGCCTACTGGTGTTATGACCGCTGCTTCTTCTGCTGTAACTGGCGGAACTGGAGTATCTGGTGCGCCAACATACGAGAACATCGTGGACTTGGTTTACGCACTAGATGGACAGGCACGCTTGCTTCCTGGTGTTGGATTCATCACCGCAAAGACTGGTCTTGCTGCACTTCGTAAGATCAAGGATGGCGATGGTCGCTACATCTGGACTGAAGGCGGAAACGCTGCTCAGAACCAGCCAGCAACCCTACTTGGCTACCCAGTCTACGAGAACCCAGCAGTTGCCGCAGTTGGCACAGCAGCTTTCTCATTGGGCTTTGGACACATGCCATCGTACAAGGTTCGCACCGCAGGTGGAATCCAAGTGGCACAGTCATCCGACTTTGCATTTGACAAGGATGTTACAACATTCCGTGTCACCATGCGCGTAGACGGAAACCTGACCCACACTTCACATGTTGTGAAGTTCAAGGGTGGCGCAAGCTAAACCCTAGCTAAAAAGCTGAAAGACCCCAAGCGTGTAGGTTCGCTTGGGGTCTTTCTTTTGCTATGCTGAGGACAAAGAAAGGCAACCTACATGTCAAAAATAAAAGGGACTGTTTCCGTATTCTCAAATTCGCCAGCACAGCCGACTGGCTATGGAATCGCTACTGAGGCGCTAGTACAAAGACTAAAAAGAGATGGCGCGGATGTAGCTGCTATTTCTAACTATGGCAATGAAGGTATCAAGACTGAGTTCGCCACAGAATACGGCGATGTGCCTGTCTATCCGCGTGGAACCGATGTTTATTCAAATGATGCAGCCATCTTGGGACATAAGCACTGGAGAGCGCTAAACAAAAAACAACCCGACTTGCTAATTACTCTTTACGATGTTTGGGTCTTTCAGGGCAAGGGCTGGGATGACATAAATGTTGCATCCTGGACACCGATTGACCACAGCCCAGTTCCACCAGCCGTAGCCAAGTGGAGCGCGAAAGAAAATGTCACACCTCTTGCAATGTCAAAATTCGGTCAGAAAGAGCTGCAAGCCAAGGGCATAGATTCCATTTACATTCCTCACTCTGTAGACACAAAGGTTTTCAATCGCCGAGAAAAGATTGCTGGGCAGTCAATCGAAGATTACATGGGATTCGGCAATGACCGTTTTGTAGTCGGCATGAACGCAGCCAATAAGTCTGGTGGCATTATCCATCGCAAAGCGTTTGGTGAGAACCTTATGGCTTTTGCTATTTTTGCTAAAAAGCACCCAGACGCAATCCTTTACATTCATACAGACCCAGTTAGCCCTCACGGGTGGAACCTAATGGGCCTTGGCGAGATTTTAGGCATACCAAAAGACAACATGGCCTTTGTAGATCCAGTTAGCTACCGATTCGGTATCAGCCAAGAAGACCTAGCTGGGATCTACAGCTCATGGGATGTAATGCTGGCTACAAGCTATGGAGAGGGATTCGGTATTCCAACCGTTGAAGCTCAAGCCTGTGGTGTGCCAGTAATTGTTTCTGACTTTGCTGCTTCGGCTGAGTTAGTAGGCGAAGGATGGACTGTTGGCGGTCAGCCTTTGTACGACAACTCTCAAGGCTCGTTTTTTACCATACCTTCGGTTCCACTAATTGTGCAGGCATTAGAAGAAGCTTACGAAAGAGGAAAAGGCAAATCCGATAAAGCTATTGAGTTTGCTAAGCAGTACGACCACGATGTCGTGTGGGATAAGTATTGGACACCAGCGCTAAAGAAGCTGCTCAAGTGATTCCAGTCTTAGGCTTCTGTACCCTAAGCCGTTTTGACCTAGCCGAACGCTTGATGCTTTCGATTGACTATCCAGTAGAACACTTAGTTGTTATTGACAATTCAGGCACGCAAAACTGGATGCCACCACGAGTAGCCATGGCTAAGAATCAGTGGAACATTCAAGTACCACACGGACTTGGTTTAGTCGGCGCTTGGAACCTAATTGTCAAGACCACGCCACTTGCCCCCTACTGGGTACTTGTAAATGATGACGCTTGGTTTGAGCCAGGCGCACTAGGCAAGATTGCGGAACAAGCTGACCCAAACGCGCTTTCTTTTCCAGACATTGTGCCAGATTGGTCATGTATCGTGCTTGGAGAGCGCGTGGTAGAGAAGGTAGGGCTTTATGACGAGCGTTTTTACCCGCTTTACTTTGATGACAACGATTATGAGCGCCGAATTGACAAAAAAGGCATTGAAATTAAGCGGATTCAAGCCAAAGTTCATCACGACAATAGTTCGACTATCAAAAGTGGCCTTGAAAGCCAAAATTCGGTCAGTTTTAGGGCAAATCAGGCCCTTTTAGATACAAAAATAGCTGAAAACGACTATTCAGAAGGTCAGTGGAGCCTAAAGGTCAGGAGAAACAACTCTTGGGAGTAGTTTACACAGGCGGGACCTTTGATTTGTTTCATGCGGGACATGTGGAGTTTCTAAAACGATGCTCAGAGCTGGGAAGCGTTGTGGTCTCGCTAAACACCGATGAGTTTATAGAAGAATACAAAGGTAAGCCACCAATCATTAGCTACGCAGATCGCAGAGATGTTTTGCTTGCTTGTAGGTATGTAGATTCGGTTATACCTAACATCGGGGGTCCAGACAGCCGAATAGCTATCGAAAGCGTTATGCCTGACCTAGTTGTCATCGGTTCTGATTGGGCTAGGCGCGATTACTATACGCAGATGGCTTTTGACCAAGACTGGCTAGACGAAAGAGGGATAGGTCTTTGTTACATCCCGTACACACAAGGAATTAGCTCAACAGCCATCAAGGAGCGTATGCTGTTTAGGCGATAGACTAGACCTAGATTTAGCAAAGGAAACCAATGGCAATCACCAATGGATATGCGACCCTAGCTC